GCATTGTGAGCGCGCAGTTGCTTCCGGGGTTACCTCTGGTTGCGCGAGGTCGATATGGCTGTCAGGTTGTTGGTGAATAGCACTAAACCCGTTTTTGTCGACCATTTTTTCCGCAATAGGCTGTAGGTAGAACGTGTCGCACGGAATAGAAACACCGGCAGCAACGGCTGTTCCAGGTGTGCTTTCTATGCCAAGTCCAAATGACTGTGCGCGTAGGATTTCTTGGGTCATAATAAAAAAATTAAAAGATTATTGGTTATTTCTGTTTCCACCACGTCTATTTGCTGGTTTGTCCACCACGTCCAAAGCTTCTGTTTCTTGTTGTGTGAACGTTTCCGTTTCTGGTGTGAATGTTCATGCAGTCATAGTGGAAAAATTAAGATATGGTAATTATAATGGTAAAAAAGAAATATTCCAACATTATTTTATCAAATAGAGTGACTTTGCTGTATTTGTCTTTGAATTTCACAAACTCGCATTGGTATTTGGTCAGCACTAGTGGACCAAGACCATTTTGTTTTAAACGGAAAAACTTTATCAGCAACCCCGCCAAGTGTTGCGTTCTCCCTTTTGCGCAGTTCAGCCAAGATGCTGTCAGCCAAACTGCGCATACGGTCTTCCATTGCGGTCTTGTCTTTTGCGACGTCAGACACGCGAATGACAAACGTGTAAAGGGATTTGTTGTTTGCTGTGTCCAGCGGGCTTTCTTCCGCTTCTTGTTGTGAGACACACGCAAAAGGGTATCAGGTCGACGGGCCTTGCATGTCATAATTAAAAACCTCCTTCAATTTACTACCAGATGCATTTTTCACCGTGGTTATGATCGCGAATAGCGCAGTTCCTATATTTACGAATGTCATATTATTTTGCGATTTTAGAAACTACAATTTTGACTGCATCATTAAACTCTTTTTCTATGATTTTTCAAGCGACATCATGAGTACGGCGCATATAATATTTTTTATGAGGGTTTTTGTAGTTCTCAAATTCACGACGTACTGCGTAGACTGTTCTGCGCGGACCAACACGAACTGTTTTTGTTGAAGTAGAAATATTCTGTGGTTCTACGCCAATACTTTGTTTAAGTTTACCCGTTTCATACGGTGCATTTCCTTGCGCCATTTTTACCAATGCCTGTGAAGAATTCACCAAACCAATTTGGTTCACCAAGCCCATGTTGAGTTTTCATAAATCAAAGTTGGCTTCTATGGTGACTTTCATATTAGGTTTCTATTTTTACAATTAAATATTGGTGGTGTATTCCGGTTAAGTCATCACTCACCGCAGCCGGCGTAATAACTTCGTAGGTGTATGTTCAGTCATTCACATGATCACCCACAGCAATTGTTGTGTGTGTTCCGTCAGTCAACATTCTAAACGTCAAAAACGCTGGCTGGTTTTCATACCCAGGAACCATGTCTTCGCGTGTTTGGTTTATGTAAACTTCCACACCCGTTGCAACACTAGACCAAGTGCGCGTGTCAGTACCAGACAAACGCAGAATGGAAATGGTCTTATTTGTACTAGGTAGCATAGGTGTAAGGGATTTTATATTTGTTCACCGTCATGCTTATTTGTGATTTTTCAGTTTCGCTTGTCAGGTTCTCTATTGTTCCTTTGTCATAATTGACGGTCAGAAGGTCCTGTTTAAAGCTAGAAATTCCACTAGCTTGTCTCTGTACCCAATATGCCTTCACCATAGCGTAAATCGCCATTTTGACGTCAGAAGGTATGTTTGGAATACTGGAATAGCCAGAAGTATATGTGATTTTCCAAACGTATGGGAAAGTTGTACCAATAGAAATGCCCAATTTCATTTCCAACCGTCTTCACTCTAAAATATAGTCCGTGTTTAGCGTACCAGGTGAAGTTCCATTTATTGTTGTAATGGCAGTGGGTAAGTATGTTTTTAAAAAGAATACACGGCCAGCTTGTTCCGTGCTGTAATCCTCTGGTTTGTGTATTTCGTCAGTTTTTGTGCTCTGAATTAACCCCGTTTGTGATCCAATTAATTGGTCAAAAATACTCTCCGCACTTTCGCCCATTGTCGTAATCAAAGTGTCATAAGCGCTACTAGAAACGCCTATGAATGCTTTAATGTCGGACAATGTGACGTAGCGGAGAGCCATATTTTTTTATTAATTATTTCAACCGTAATTGCTTCTTTGCCGTCGTCTTCACATTTTATTGTGAAATACTTTTTAGACATTTTCAGCGTTAGCAGAAGTGAGAACTTCAGCAACTTTTTCTTCAGGAAGTTTTTTTGTGAGTTCTTCAACAATGGTTGCTTTATTTGCGCCACGTGGAAGCTCTACTTTCTCTTTTTCAGCAACTTCTTTGAGTTTAGCAACTGAAAGGTCTGCAAGAGTTTTAAAAGCAACTTCAGGTGCTTTTTCATCTTCTTTTGTTTCAGTATCAGGAATACCGTCAGTAACGTCCTGAAATCTGTTTGTAGTGAAAATTTTTGCATCAAGTTCACTCTCTACAATTTCACCATGGCCAACGCGAACTTTTGGTTCACCTTTGACAAGAGAAATAAATGTGTGGTCATCACCTAAATATTGGAATGAGCGTAGCATAAATGTAAAAGTAAAAGAATAAACACGTACCGGGAGTGGCCCCGAGAGGCCACCCACCATTACGTTCTATTAGACAGTAATGTTGTAACCGAGAGCAACAGTAGGGTCACCACTGGTGAGAGCGTTTGCAATAGCGTAGCCCATGAAGTACCAACCAATTACCTGGAGGCCTTTGCCTGGCATACGGAATACTTCAAGGTAGTATTCACCGTTGAAACCGTACTGAACCGCAGCTTTATGAACACATAAGAGTTGCCCCTTAGTGTTGTTTGCTGGTGTTCCTGTTGCAACCTTACCAGCTGTATTAGCTTTTGTGAGGTCACGCTGTACAGAATACTTAGTTCCAAGGAATTCTGGAAGTTTTCCAGTGATCGCAGTAGAAACCAAACCATTCTGGTAAGAAGCAAGGAATTCAGAAATTCCGAGTGCCTTGTTCTTTACCGCAGTTCCCATGATGAAGATAATGTCTTCAGGAACAGCGTTTTCACCAAGAATACCTTGGAGAGTAAGGAAATCTTCAAATGCGAGAGTTCCAAGGTCAGCTGTTTGAGCTGTACCACTGAAAGCAGTCTCACGAAGACCAGTACCGCCCATGAAATAGTCAGTTGCAGCGGGTGTGCCGTCAATACTATTTATGTTTGTGTTAGCAGTAGCAGTTGTGTCACCGTTGATTACCGCAGCAATCATTGTGCGTGCTGCACTCTCTGCCATTTTCTTTTTGATGATCGCGAGAACGTCAATAACAGAAAATCGAAGCTCCCATTCAGAAATATCAACAGAGAAGAAGTATTGCTTCTGGTCAATTTGAACTTCCGCAGTTGGAAGGAGGCCTTTGCCCTGTGCAAGAGCGAACGCACCAGTTGTTTGTTCTGGCATGAGCTGGTGAAATGGAATTTCTCCAACAACTGGGACTTTCATGGTTTTGTCCATGTTACGCCCGTGGTAACCTGTGAACTCTTGAAGGAGTGGGTTTACGCGTGGCATGAGGTCAATAAAGTCAGTTGTAAGAACTGAACCTGGTATGAGTTCAGCACCATAGCCAGTATTGGTTGTGTGCTCAATCTCGTTTGCTTTAGTCTGCATAAGTGCAGATTTGCTTTCGAGACATTTTTGAACGTCATAGTTTTCCTCTGTGTGGCCTTTTTCCTGAAGAACAGCTCCAAGTGATTTTGCAAGGAGTTCTGTGCTCTTCACAGCTGTGCCAACAGCTTCTGCGCCTGGTTTAAGGACGCTGTTTTTAAAATCGACAAATGATTTCATAAAAAGAGAAGTAAAAGAATTATTGCCCAATCGTTTTTAATACTATGCTGTCAGTGATCACCATTTTTCTGGCCATATCACCACCGCTTCGTACTGTACGGCTAGGCAAGGGCGCTTCTATGTTTTCCAGCGCAGTTTTGTGGGCTTCTGTAACTTGCTTTAGTGAAGCGAGAGCGTTATTTAGCTCTGTATTTTGCTTCATAAGTGTTTCAGTTGCTTCCGCTACTGCACCTTTCACCATTTCAGCAATAAGGGGTTTCACCTTTTCGAGAAAAGCAATTGCCTTCTCGTCCTCTTCCCCGGCTTTAACGGGTTCGCTTTCCACTGGTTCGGGGCTGTCCAGTGTTTCCACTGGTGCGGTAGTTTCAACCGCTGGTACTTCCTCCCCTGTTCCGTTAGTGTCATTTTTTTCACCTTCTGCCGGTGCTGGCGTTTCCTCTGGCACAACTGGTGCCGGTGTTTCCTCTTCAATTTTTACTGGTTCTGGTGCGTCTTCTACTGGCTCTTCTGGTTTAACTTCAACTGGTTCCTCTTTTGCTTCTACTTTTCCTGAAAATTGTTTAAACTCTTTTATTTCCTCTGCAAAGAATGCTTTGACTGAAGAAATAAAACTATATGGGTTCATAGGTGTTGCCACTACTGAGATTTCAACAAGGTCTAATTTTGTGATCACGCGTATAGCGTTGTCATCATAGAGGTCGTCCCAGTCGTAACCAGCTTCCAAACCTGTGGCAGAACGGTACATAACATGGCCCTGGCCGTCTTCAATTTGGTATTCCTGTACACGGTAGCCAATAGACATACCACGAAGGTCACCAGCTTTGATTTTTGCCATACAGTCGTCTATGTCATGTCGAACAGAACCTTCTACTGGTATTCCTTTGCTGTCTACTTCGATTTTGTCCCAACCACCAATTACTTTTGCGTGGTCATGCCCCAAGAGCATTGCAACCCCTGAAGTACGTTGACTTTCTGCAATACTGTCTGTGAATGCTGTTGGTAAAACCATGTCACCGCCACGGTCTATGTCCTTGGTGCTTGCATACCCAGAAATTTTTACAACATCTTCTTTAACCTCTACATTCGTCATCTTCGTTTGAAAGTAATGTACGGATTTTTTCATAGGTTTTGGGTAAAAAATAAGTGATAGCTATATTATACTCTTTTTCTCTCGCGTTCAAATATTTCCTTCACTTCCAAAATACTTTTGCCGGCAAGTGGTATTGCAAAACCTGTATTTATATTTTTAACTGCAACTATTTTGTGTGTGGAAGTACAGCGACAATTTATATCCAC